GCGCGCGAGCCGTGGCGCATGGCCGCCGCGACGCTGCACGCGCTGGGCCGCACGGACGAGATCCCCGAGCGCCTGGGCGCCCACCACGGCGAATCGGCCACGCGGCTGCTGTCGGCCATGCTGTCGAAGCGGCTCAACAGCCCGCTGACGACCGGGGCAGGGCGCTGGTTCGATGCGGCTGCGGGCGCGCTCGGCCTGGGTGCCCGCCATGCGCTCGAGCAGCCCGGCGCGCGCGGCGTTCTGTTGGCTGGCGCGCATGGCCAGCTCGTTGCCGACTTGTGGGTTCGCACTCTGCATGGTGCGCGTCAGCCCGGCCAGGCCGACATCGCCCGCCGCGGCCGATGTGAGCGGCACCGAGCCGGGCACCAGCCGCCGGCCGGCGTTGGCCTGCAGCGCCGCCAGCGCGGCATCTGGGTCGTGCGCGTACTGGCGCAGGATGTCGCCGACGATCTGCGACTGGCCCTTGCCAGTCAGCGGCTTGACGAGGCCCGTAGCGGCCCGGCCCGCGCCGGCCGCGGCGCCCAGGCCGATGGGCAGGAAGGCACCCATGGCCGCAGCCTGGGCGGTGTCCTCGTCGGAGCCGTTCAAGGCCTGGGCCGCCGTGGCGCCAGCCGCAGCCCCGCCCACGGCGCGCACGCCCAGCCCGGTGACGCCCTTCACGCCGCCGGACGTCATGCCGGCCGTCTCGGTGGCGCGCAGCACCGGGGCGATGCCCTTGGCCGCGGCCAGAGCCGGCGCCGCAGCGCGCAGGGCGGCCACGCCGCCGCCGGCCAGCCCCGCGGTGCCGGCGATCTCGGCGCCCACCTGGCCGACCTTGTAGGCCGTGGCGTCGGGGTCGGCGCCCATGGTGCGCAGCGCGGCGTCTTGCGCGTCGGTGTTCGCGCGGATGCGCTCGCGGATCGGCGTCGCGTCGCGCTGCCCGGTGCGCGGGTCGTACTGGCGAACGTCGGTGCGCAGCAGCGCGCCCAGCGAGCCGGCGCCGCGCACAGCGCCTGCCAGTAGGTCCTTGGCGCCTTGTAGCCAGTCGGTGGGCGCGTCGGGCTGCGCCGCGCTGGCCTGGCCGCCCAGGGCCTGCTGCGCGAGCGCTTGGGCCTGCTCGGGCGTGGTGCCCTCGGGCACCTCGAAGCGGGCGATGCGCCCGTCGGGCATCTGGATGCGTGCGATCGGCATGCTGTGCCCTCACTCGAAGCCCAGGAAGCGCACGCCGCCGGCCGGCGCTGCGGGCGCGCTGGCCTGCGCCTTCGGCAGCGCCGCGTCGGCCTGCTTTGCGCCCGGGCCTGCCTGCAGCCGCATGCCCTGCAGCGCAACGGCGCGGTTCTGCGCCTTCTGCGCCAGCGCCTGGGGCGTGTCGCCAGGCCGCGGGAAGAACTGCTGCCCGTATGTGCGGTACTCGTCTGCACCGATGGCCGCGCCGGACTCCTTGCGCAGCACCGCGGCGATGAACTGCTTTTCGGCGTTCACAGCCTGCTGGCCCTGCGGCGACAGCCCGTAGTTGCCGACGACAGGCAGTTGCGACACTGCATAGTCCCGGGTGCTGATCGTGGGCACTTTGGCCAGGTTGTCGAGCGCGTTCGTGGCACGCAGCAGGAACGCGGCGGCATTGCCCTCCGTCTCGGTCAGCTTGCTCGGGTCTTTGGCCGGCGCCAGCGGCTGGCCGGTGCCTGGCATGCGCATGATCTGCGGCTGTGCGCCCGGCCGGTTGGAGGGCTGCACCAGCACCTGAGTCCCGTCCTGGGTGGTGGCGGCCACCGGCGAGCCCATGCTGACCGTGGTAGCGCTGGCCTGGCGCTGCGCCAGCTGCCACTGCTCGAAGCTGCCCTTGTAGCCCTGCTGCACCGCGAACTGGTATTCACGGATCGCCGACGGCACGTCGGCCGGCTTGCCCTGGCCCTGGTAGATCGGCTGCATGGTCCGGCGGTCCAGCAGCGTCTCGTCGGCCTTGACCGTCAGTGGACTGGTGTCCTTGCGCGTGGCATCAAGGTAGGCCCGCAACGGCAGCACCCCGGCGCGAACGGCCTCGAACACCTGCTGTTGCTGAGGGTCAACCGGGGCGATGCGCTGGGCGTTCGCCATGGTCGGCCCACCACCGCCCGAAAGCGCCTGCTGACTGGCCTGCATCTGCGGGCTCTGCAACCCCTGCAAGTAGTCCTGCTGGCGCTGGTAAGCATCAGCCTGGGACTTCGCCTGCTGCAGGGCCAGCTGGTGCTGCTGCAGCGTCAGAGCGTCCATTTGGTCGCGCCTCTGCCGGTCCTGAGCGCCTTGGTACGCCTGCACACCCTGCAGTCCGGCGTTGCCGACGACCTGACCGAAGTTGCCTTTGCCGGCCAGCATCGACAGGCCCATCGACAGCAGCCCCTGGTTCAGCGCGGCCTTGTCCTTCGGGTCGAGATCCGACCCGGCGATCATGTCGAGCAGGCCCATCACTTGCCCCCTCCCGCGCCGCCGCCGTCGGCTCCCGCCGCATCGCTTTCCGAGTCGGACCCGATGACGGCGTTTGATCCGTTGTAGGCGGCCGCGTCTGCGGCAGCAGCCCCGGCCGCCGCCGCGTCAGCGGCCGAGGCGCCTGCCACAGCAGCATCTGCCGCAGCCTGGGCCGCCGCCCCCTGCTCTGCCGCCCCAAGCCCGAGCGCCGCCGCAGCAGCAGCAGCGGCTGCAGCTGCAGAGGCTGCTGCGCCTCCGGTTCCGTTCGGCCCGGCCGTCGCGGTGGCGCCGTTTGTGGCGCTGCCGTTCGTCGCCGAGTTGCTGTCGGCGACGCCCATGTTCACGGATGCGGCTGCGCTGTTGGCCGAGCTGTTGATCGCGTTGTTGGCTGCAGACGCCGCGGTTGATGTGGCAGCCGGCGGCGCCCCGAGCACCGCGCCGAGCAGGCCACCAACGACACCGGCGGTTGAGTTGCTGACGCCTGTTGTGTTGGCCGTGGCCACGCCATCCGGCCCGATCGATACGCTACCGAGACCGCCCGCGGTCCCAGACGACGCTCCGCCAGGCCCACCTTGTGCTCCTCCACCCTGAGCGTCAACGACCGGAGCGGCCACCTGTTGTGACTGCTGCGCCGCCAAGTTGGCGAGGAACGACGGCGTGAACGCCGGTGCGTAGACCTGCCGTGCGGACGGCACACCGGACGACCACATCCCAGCCGGCTGCGCCGCCGACCCGAAGCGCGCGAGCCCAGACCCTGGCAGGTAGGGGTTCCCGCCAGCCTGCTGCTGGAACTGCCAGAGCCCGGAGCCCTGAAGGTAGGGATTCGCCATAGATCAGCTCCCCTTGTTGTAGGCTGCATAGGCCGCAAGCAGGCCACCCAGCGTCTGCGCGGCTTGGTTTCCTGACTGCCCGTAGGTGGTCGAGTTGTTGCCGAAGTTGATGCCCAGCGCGTTGCCCATCGTCTGCAGCTGTTGGCGCGGGTACTGCTGCGCGGCGAGCCAGTCTTGGTACTGCGAATCAAGCTGCGACTGTTCTGCCTGCTGCGCCCTGCTGCCGGCATCCAGCAGGTGTTGTGCGTCGGTGTAGTCCTGGGCTGCGTAGGTAGGCGCCATGCTCAGCGCCTGCATTTGGTTTGCCCGCTCTTGCCCATAGTTCTGGTAGCGCATCGCGTTCGCAGAGTTCGCCAGCGTCTGGCCCAGCTGGCGCTGCCCTTCCAGCTGCATCTGCTGCAGGCCGGAGTTTCCAAAGCTGCCAGACTGCGCATCCTGCGCCTGCTGCTGGGGGCGCACCGAGAGGTTGTAGTTGCGGATCGTGTCCTGCGCCGATGCGTCAATCTGGTTCTGCAGGTAGGGGTTCGCGCCGAGGTACTGCCCCGACAGCGTGGCCTGCAGGTTCTGGCCACCGGCGCTCATCACCGGTGAGCCCTGCATGGCGCGTTGCTGGATGGCGTCCATCGCCGTCTTCTGCGCCACGTTCAGACCGGCCACGCGCTGCCCGGTGTACTGCTGATAGGGCAGGCTGGACACCTGCGCCGCTTGGCTCAGGTATTGCTGGCCGTAGGGCTCCACCCACGCCGGCAGGCTGCTGACCACCGTTTGCGAACTGCCTCCGCCGCTCATGGCGACACCTCCACGTCGATCTCGACGATGCTGTAAACCTTGCGCGCGGCAAACCGGCGCTCCCAGAGGCGCATGACGCCATCACCGCAGGCCCCGCGGATCTTCAGGCAGCCCTCGGCCAGCGCGTACTTGCGTAGCTCGGCCATCACGGCATCCCCAGTGGCGCCGGGCGCCCAGATGGCATAGATGTAGAGGCACCGCATGTTCGGCAACTGCCACGAGCTGACTGCGGCCCATGCGGCAGGCTTGTCCTCGGGCCGCGCCAGGTCGCGCACACCCAGCAGCCGGCGCTCACCGCGCGCCAGCAGCATCTTCAGCTGGTCGGTGGTGACCTCGCCGGCCGACTTCTCGGCCGCCTCGCTGAGGTGGTGCGCGCCGTCGCGCCACGCCAGATCGACCTGTGCCGGCGGGACGACGAAGAGATATGGCTTTTCGATCATGGGTATACGTCGGACGGCTTGTTTGTGAAGTTGAACACGTTGAAATAGTCGTCTGGTAGCCCTGCATTCCTGAGTATTTCAGCCTGCGCACGACGGTCTGCCGCAACGATTTCTGCACTTGGCATGAGATCAGACAGCACGCGAATGGTTTTCGGATCAAGTAGCGGTTCGCCATCGCTGCCGTACCCGATAACGTCGCCAGTCAGCTGGTACCCGTGCTTGTATCCTTGTATGCCGTAATGTGGTCGCTGCGCTACTGAAACACCTGATTCAATAGTGTTATCAGCGTGGTTTATAGAATTACGCAAGGCGCCGGCCTTGGCAATTTGAATTTCATTCGGATTATTTGTAAACCGGAAATATCCCTCGTATTTTGGCGCAAAGTAGTCGCGAGCCATGTCAAAGGCATTATCGCGGTGGCGCCACTCCGGAATACCTGTAAATGCAGGCATAGGTATTTGAACATCCCCATTAGGAGAAACCTTTATTACATCTCGCCAGCCGCCCTTAGTGAAAGTGATGTTCATTGCCTTTGACGCCCCGGTATCTACTCCGCCACCTGCCACCGCCGCGAGCAGTCCGCTGGCCTGCTTCGGCCACTTTGCCACCGCCGGAGCGACCGCGAGCGCTGCGTCCGCGGTGTCCGGCCTGATCGCGGTCGCCTGGCCCTTCCCGGTGGTCAGCGGCTCGCCGTAGCTCAGGCGATCAAGAGTGCGCTGCACCTGCGGAATCGCCAGAAAATCAGACAGCACCGCTGCGGGCGGGTTGTCATAGCCGAACGGCTTCCGCGCGAACTGGTCAGCTGAATAGAGCGCGTCTGCCAGCAGGCCAGCAATTCGGTTCTGCCTTGGAGTGGCCTGCATCTGGCCTTGCGGGTCGAGTAGTCCAGCCATATCAGTTCCCCGTCAACGCGCGCATCTGGCGCCAGGTGCCCGGCTCGCCGCTGGTCACGCAGATCCACCCGAGCACCACGTACTTGCTGCCCGCGGTGCCTTGTTCGGTCGGCGCGGTGTTGCGCCATGTGTCGCCCTGCGCCCACGCGCCCGTGGTGGGCGCGGCCGTGCCGCCGCCGTCCAGCGCGCTGGCGCTGCCGCTGGCCATGGCGTTGACCTTCCGCGCGACCTGGCCGAAGACCGCGTACAGCACCTGCGCCAGCCGGCGGTCGTACTCGGTGGCCGGCGCGTGGGGCAGCTGCAGCTGCTCGTTCAGTTTCATCTCATCCCCGCCCGGCTCACGTCGACCTTGAGCGCGTTGAACTCAACGTCGCCAACGAAGCTGATGGCGAACCGATGCCAGCGCCCGGACTGCCTGCAGTCCAGCTTGCCGTCGGCCAGCGGGCCGCTGGCACCCACCAGCGTCAGCGAGTCGCTGGCCACCGCGCGCGTGTACCCGCGCACCGTGGCGCTGGTCGGCGTGACTGAGTAGCGCAGGCGCAGCGACCGGACCATGGTGGCCACATCGTCATCGCCGATGTCGCCCGTAGTCATGCCGCTGTCCAATCCCGGGCCGGACGCAATGGTCAGCGTGTGCGTGGTGTCGATCAGCGCCAGCTGGCGTGAGTCGCTCGCCCACAGCGCCGAGTCATAGGACACGACCGGCGCATCGCCGAAGGTGCCCGGAGCGCCGTCCATCGTTGTACCGCTTTGGAAGAACTGCAGCGCAGCCTCGATGCCAATCTTGGCAACGCCCCACGACTGCCGGACGAGGTGGTAGACCAGCGCGGTGTCGATCTTGTGATCCGGGCTTGACGTTGACACAAACAGGATCCACACGCGGCCCTCGGTCGGGTCCCAGACGCAGATTGTGCGATCACGATAGAGCGAGTCCAGCGACGCGAAGAACCACTGCCGCACCACGCCGACGCCCACCGGCAGCGGCCTGGTGCCGTCGAAGATGTAGAGGTGATCCTCGCCGACGAAGAACTGCGGGCCGCCGATGTCGCACACCGCGCGCTGACCGACACATCCCACGTCGCCGGGCACTTTGTCCCACTGCCAGACCACCGGCGCGCCGACGAACGAGCCCAGGAACATGCTCCGGGCCTTGTATGCGACAACCTGCGAGCCCATGCGGCACGCTGCTGTCAGGTCGCCACCATCACCGATCAGCCGGCCGGTGGTGGCCATCGTCGTGACGCTGGGCGTCCAGTCGGTATGCGCCCGGAACGCGGAGCACCACCACCTGTCCCCCTGCGCTCCATAGGTCGCATCATTGGTGTTGAAGGCCAGCACGAAGTCGGCCGACGCAACGACTACCTTCGCCTTCGGCGCGCCGCTGATGTCCGCAAACGCGCCCCCGCTGATGTTGGCCTGGAGCGTGTCCAGGCCGTTGCTGGCCACCGTCGCATTGCCGAACTGCGCGAAGCTCCAGAGGTTGTCGCCGCCGTCCGTGTAGCCTCCCCCACGGCTCACCGTGGCCCACGTTGAGCCGTCCTGCACATACAGCTGCGTGCCTGTGCCGGCGTACAGCCGGCGCGTGCCGCTGATGTCTGCGGTGACTGCGGCGCCACGGCACTCCGCCGACAGCGCGGGCATCTGGGCCACCAGGCTGCGCGCCGCGGCGAACCCGTTGTTCGTGGGCACGACGTTGGCGCAGTCCGTGATGACGCCCGGCGTGAAGGGCGGCATGTCGGGCGCGAACCCGATCAGCGGCACCATCTGGGTGGGCAGCTTCACAGCGGGCCCCGATCCGCGATGATGGCCAGAGACGTCATCCCGCCGTCCTGCTGCTGATCGCTGGCGCGCTGCACGGCGGCCACAGCGCCGCGGTACAGGTCGCGGGCGCTGGCTAGCAGCTCATCGTCGCGCAGGTACAGCGCGACCTCGGTCAGCATGCCGTACAGGTAGACCCCCGGCGCGGCGGCCATCAGCCAGTTTTCGTCCGCGTCGGCCGTCGGGGTGGCCGGACGTGCGTAGTAGAGTAACTCCACGTCGTTGGCGAACCGCGGGCCCAGCACCAGCACGCCAGAGCGCACGGCGAAGTACATCGGTGCGCTGTCGACCATCTCGAAGCGCGCGAGGGCTGCAGAGCTGCGCGGCGTCAGTGTGGTCTTGCTGGCGCCGTCGGCGCCCAGCGCGGCGACGCGCTCAACGTCCAGGAAGTCCGCCGGCAGCGCCACCTGGCCGGCGGCCGGCGTCAGCGTCACGGAGGTGAGCATCTGCAGCGCGCGCAGCGGGTCGACCTGCGCGGCCGGATCACCGAACCAGACGCGCTGCTCGGCCAAGGACAGGAACGTCGGCATCTGCGCGGTCAGGTCGGTGCGGTTCGCCCAGCCGGCCACCGCCGCCTTGAGTGCTGCGTAGTTCATGCGTCAGGGTTCAGGTTTTCAATCCCCACCGGCAGGGGATTACTTGATCACCACCAAGTCGTCGAACGTCACGCCGGCATTCGTCGCGTTTAGACCAACTTTCACCCCGGTCGTGTAGTTGGTTGGGTCTACCCATTCCGCCCATAGCACATCGTTGACGTACACGCGCATACGACGGCCTCGGCAATCCACGCGCAGGACGTCTCCAGTAGACACTGTAGAGTTCAAGACCGGGCCGACAATTGCGTCCAGAGACGCTGACGCGCCAGCGGCAATGCGTTGCCGGTACGCCGTAGCCGGAAGACCGGCGCCGACACCGATACGCCAATAATTGTTTGTGTCTACCGCTCGCGCCACCAAGTAGATTGCTACTCCTGACGCCGCCCCAAGTTTCACTGATA